AGAGCTTTGACCCACTCGACGACTAAAACATCTGTCATAGTAGTGCGGGCAACCTCTTTGTTAATATTGTCACGCAACCGGGATAGGCGGGCGATCTGAGAACGCTTTCCCATAACTGTAGCATCAGGGGCAGTAGAAGGAGGAATAGGAGGCATACCCTCCAATAGCTCGTCAATGAACTGGACAGCAACGCTGACAGAACGGAGGGCTTCCGCTAGCCGCCGACGGAGAGTCCTGAGAACGGCGTGAGTAACACGAGCTTCAGCTGCTGAAATGGACTGGTGGTTACCCGTACCAAAGGCGTCAACGCTCTTCAAGCCGAACAGACCGTCAGTTCGAGCTGCGAGACCGGCTAGGAAGATCAGAGGGTTCGCGACTGGCTCTTCGTTAGACATAGTGTTCTGCCACACTCGAGTGGGGACGGGCCGATCTGCTCCCGATTGGATATGCCGCATTAAGAAACGGTCACCGACCGAGACACTCCCTTTTAATCCTGCTGCAGCCACAGCCCTCACAAAAGTTTCGCGATGTCGAGTTAAGTTGTCATTCGAGGACGCAATAAGGGCTGTGTCATCAGACTGAATGTAATAATACTCGGTCTTACTACCCGGGGTGGTGCCATCGAGATACTGGCCCAGATACGTGATAAGCCGCCCCCTGTCCCAATCGTACGTCCGAGCGAGAGCAGCAGCGTTAATGATGGAGTTAGTGATCGTGCCCGTATCAGCGGTTACTTTCACGCCCGAGAGCAAAGCGAGTGGACCAGGTTTGAAGATCCAACCCCCCTCGGCATCACCGGTATAGTAATCAGGCCAGATGAGAGAGGCACCACGATGAAGGTGCATCAGCGCATCCCTCCAATAAGAATTGTTCTTCCACTCTGTCGAAATACCCATGATAAAGTGCTGCAGCAAGTCAATGGGAAAAAACCGATCAAAATTGCTGTAATCGCCCTCCACTAAGAAGAGCTTGTTATCGGCATGGAGCCGTCGCAGTCGATCATGTCTCAGCTTTTTCTCTGGTCCCCCATGAAAAGCACCAGGTAAGACGCGTCTGAACGCCTTCAGAATAGCTGATGCGGGTGCGATGCATAAGTTGTACGCATAGGGTACCATCCACGCAACTCTTTGAGAGTTTAAGCCCCTCAAATCATGACCCGTTACTAAGCCTGCCCCCGTTACCTCAAATTGATGCATCCATTTGTACCCCGGTTGTAGGCGCCGGAGGGGAGCGACGGCGAAAGGGTGACCCGCCAGGTTTTCATCTTTAACCCTCGCATCGACCTCCTCGAGTAATTGGGACCAGGAGTAACCTTGGTTGCACAAATTCTTGAAGAGGCTCACTGTAGCATCTCGAGTCAGAGGAGCGCCCGTCGTTGATAATCGAGCAGAAAAATAGGGATAGCCGGGGTTGGTATCGATAGGGTCCGATGAATCGATCCACTCCTGCTGGATAGCAGCGCGTCCCTGAGGAGAACGAGCAAACTGCTGATACACAGTGATATGTGCTTCGAGAGAATCGCGGAAGAATGACAAATCAGCCGCGTTCTTGCCAGCGTAGGAGACGGCCCACCATCCGGGCGATATAGCACGCACGACACAGGCTTTAAGCATGATGTCCGCGTTGGCCGCTAGGAATTGGACCGCGTCTCGGAAATTTTGTCCGGCTGCAGAGGGCTGTTTGTAAACGGGATGTTGATGGACGCTTCCCTCATCAATCGTCGTAACCTGCCGATCATGATCAAACTTCGTAGGAAGGCCTAGTGTCTT